AGAATTTTTAGAAATAGATTTTGATATTAGAACTTTTGTTATAAATGGAAAGATTTTTGCATCCACAAAAAGGATCCAAAAAGGAGACTTTAGGTCAAATATTCATAGAGGTGCGACATCAGAACCTTACAAATTAAATGATGAAGAAATTAAAGTTATATTAAGAGCTGCTAGAGCATCAAAAGGTTATATGGTAGGAGTTGACCATCTTATTCATAAAGGTAAAATTTATGTTCTTGAAGTCAATGGTTCACCAGGCACAGGAGCTCTTTATGCAGGTTATTCTTATAAAAGTTATGATGCTATTCCAACACATAAAGGTAAGATTACAGGAAAAATGTTAGCAAATAATATCATAAGATATATTTCAAATAGAGCTTATTGGGATCCAGAATCAACTAGAGAAGTTGGTTGGTTAGAAACAATGAAATTAAAAAATATTGGAAGAGTTAGAGCAAAATTAGATACAGGTAATGGTTCTTATGCTTGCACCCTTCATGCCGAAAAAATAAAAATAAATACAGATAAAAAAGAAGTTTATTGGACATACGATAAGAAAAGATATAAGAGTAAACTACAAGATATTAGTAAGGTTTATAGAGCAAATACTGCTGGAGATAATGATGATGTTACAGAAAGACGACCTGTAATACATTTAGATATTATTTTTAATGGTGGAGTTTATTCAGATGTTGAAATAGGATTGGATGCAAGAGTCCGTTCTCACTCCGATTTATTGATTAATAGAAATACAATAAGAAGAATGAATGTGTCGGTAAATCCATCAAGAACATTTGTTTTAAGTAGAAGAATACGACCTATTGACAAAGGGCCGAATAAGTAATATAATATATAATTATGGCAGATATTAAAATTTTGAGATTAGATATGGGCGCTGATATTATTAGTGAAATATCAAAGAGTGATGATAAAGAATATACAATAAAAAATGCTTTTGTTATAGTTCCTATGCCAGCAACCAAACCTGGTGGTCCAATAAGACTATCACTATCCCCTTACATACCCTATTCAGATGATAAAGAATTTATTTTAAGTAAAGATAAAGTTGTAACTACAGCAAGTCCAAAACCTGATATTTTAAATAGTTATAAGGTAAATGTCGGTAGAGGTGTGGTTTTGCCTGATAAAAAACTTATTACTGAATAGAAATATATTATGAACTTTTACACCAATGTTCTACAATATGGTGGTAAAATATTAATTCGTGGTATTAAAGATGGAAAGTCTTTTGCTAAAAGAGTTAATTATAAACCATCATTTTTCCTAAAATCTAAAAAAGATAACACTACATTTACCACTTTACAAGATGAACCGGTAGAACAAATTCAATTACCTTCAATTGATAAAGCTAGAAATTTCCTTAAACAATATAAAAATTCTTCCAATGTTAAACTTTATGGTATGGATAGATTTCTTTATCAATTTATATCTGATGAGTATCAAGATGATATTGAATGGAGTAAAGATTATATAAAAATTTATACATTAGATATTGAAACAGAATGTGAAAATGGTTTTCCTGATATTAATAAAGCAGATGAAAAATTAATTTGTGTAACTATCAAAAATCATCAGAATAAAAAGATTATAACTTGGGGTGTTGGTGATTTTATCTCTAAAGATTCAAATGTAACTTATATTAAATGTAAAAATGAAGTAGATTTATTAACAAATATTATAAAGTTTTGGTCTAAAAATCCACCTGATGTTGTAACAGGCTGGCATGTAAAGTTTTTTGATATACCATATCTAGTTAATAGAATAAGAGTTGTTATAGGTGATGAAGTATTAAGTAACTTATCTCCTTGGGGAAAAGTTGTGTCCGATAATGTTATACTTGCAGGTCGTAGTAATTTGGTTTATAATTTTTTAGGTATTACTACTTTAGATTATTTGGATTTATATAGAAGATTTATTCCTGTAAAAAGAGAGAACTATACTTTAGGTTATATTGGAAAAACTGAAGTAGATGAAGAGAAAACAGAAAATCCGTATGAAACTTTTAGAGAATTTTATCAAAAAGATTATCAAAGATTTGTAGAATATAATATACAAGATGTGAATTTAGTTGATAAGTTAGAGGACAAGTTAGGACTTTTACAATTAACTTTTACTATGGCTTATGATGCTAAAGTAAATTATATAGATGTATATTCACAAGTTAGAATGTGGGATGTTATTATCTATAATTTTTTAAGAAAAGAAAATAAAGTTATTCCACCAAGAGTTGAAGGCAAAAAAGATAAAGAAATTGAAGGTGCATATGTAAAAGAACCTGATTTAGGAAAACACGATTGGATAGTTTCTTTTGATATTAATTCTTTGTATCCTCATTTAATTATGCAATATAATATTTCTCCTGAAACTATTAGAGGTATGCACCGTGAAGGAATAAGTGTAAGAAATTTCCTAGATGAAAAAGTTAATACAAAATATTACAAAGATAATAATATTACTATTTGTCCAAATGGTGCAGTTTTTACTAGAGAGAAACAGGGATTCCTTGCAAAACTTATGGACAAAATGTATAAAAGTAGAATAGAATTTAAAGAAGGTGAAATAAAAGCAAAAAGAGAATATGATAAAACTAATGATGATTTGTATAAAAAAGAAGCTGCAAGATGTTTTAATATTCAATGGGCAAAGAAAATATCTTTAAATAGTGCTTATGGTGCAATTGGTAATCAATATTTTAGATTTTTTGATGAAAGACAAGCAGAAGCTATAACTACAAGTGGTCAGTTAACTATAAGATGGATAGAAAAGAAACTTAATATTTTGTTGAATAGTATTTTAAAAACAGATAATAAAGATTATATTATTGCTTCTGATACGGATTCTGTTTATGTAAAGATGAGTGATTTAGTTAAAAAAGTGTGTAAAGATAAAGACAATAATAAAATATTAAATTTTTTAGATAAAGTTGTAGAACAAAAATTACAACCATTTATTGATAAATGTTTTAAAGAATTAGGCAGATATACAAATGCTTTTCAACAACGATTAGAAATGAAAAGAGAAATTATTGCAAATAAAGGAATTTGGGTTGCAAAGAAAAGATATATGCTAAATGTTTTAGATGAAGAAGGAATAAGATATAGAAAACCTAAATTAAAAATTATGGGTGTAGAGGCAGTTAAGTCATCAACACCACAAGTGTGTAGAGAAGAGATTAGAAAAGCTATAGATATTATTTTGACAGGAACACAAGAAGATTTAATAGATTTTGTTAGTGCTTTTAGAAAGAAATTTTTTAGTTACATACCAGAGAAAATATCCTCTCCAAGAAGTTGTAATTTTTTGACAAAATATTCTTCTAGTAAAGATATATTTAAAATTAGAACTCCAATACACACTAAAGGTGCTTTAGTGTATAATAAAAAATTAAAAGATTTAAAATTACAAAATAGATTTCCATTTATACAAAATGGTGATAAAATTAAATATATTTTATTAAAAATTCCAAATCCTATGAAGTGTAATGTTATTTCTTTTATGACAAAATTACCAAAACAATTTAATTTAAAAGATTATATTGATTATGAAATGCAATTTGAAAAAACATTTACTGACCCATTAAAAATAGTTTTAAGAGTTGTGAATTGGGATTATGAAAAAAAGGCATCTTTAATGAGTTTTATGTAATGATTAAATTTATTTTTATAACAGGTGGTGTTGTTTCTTCATTAGGGAAGGAATCTATAACAGATGCTTATGTTTCACTTTTGAGGTCAAGAGGATTGAAAGTTATAGTAAAAACTTTAGACCCTTATTTTAATCTTAAATCTAAAAGTAAAAATATAAGCACAACATCAGGACAAGTATTTTCAAATGTTCTGAAAAAAGAAAGAGAAGGAGGTTATTTGGGAGAAACTGTTCAAATAATTCCTCACATAACAAATGAAATTAAAGATTTTATTTTAAAGAATAAAGAAGAGAGTGAATATGGTATGAAAAAAGATTGTGATTTTATTGTATGTGAAATAGGAGGAACAGTTGGAGATATGGAAGGATTTCCTTTTATAGAAGCAATTAGACAATTAAGAAATGAATTAGGAAGAAAACAAGTTATGTTTATTCATTTAACTTTTATTCCATTTTTATCAGCCGCAAGTGAATATAAAACAAAACCAACTCAACATTCTGTTAAAGAATTACTTAAATTAGGAATACAACCAGATGTTTTATTGTGTAGATGTGATAAAAATTTAACTGATGAGCAAAAAAAGAAAATATCATTATTTTGTAATATTTCAGAACTATCAGTTATATCAGTTGTAGATGTAAAAGATATTGATAAAAAAGCTTATTGGGTTGTAAAACTTGATAAAGAAGTTAGGAGTTATTTTGAATGGGTGGATTTTTAATAGTTAATCTTTTAGTAATTGGTTTAGCAATATATTTTGCTAATGTTTTTGCAAAGTCTAATTTAAAAACTTGGGTTGTTATTGCATTTATGTATTTTTGTTGGTCAATAATTAATATTGAAAGAATTAAATGGGCATATTATATAGAAAAAGAATTTGGAGAAACTAGAATAAAAGTTGAATTTAGGGATTAAAAAATGTTTGAAAAATATTTAAATGAAAATAAGTTGCCTATTATGGATAATCAAACTTTTGATAGGATTACACATGAAATAGGTAGAGATAAATTTAGAACAGAATTAGCAGAATATATTGCAAGAGTTAGACCACCATTTCCTTTAAAAAAGATTATTGAAAAAGATATGATATTATCTTTTCAATCATTAGTAAAACAAGATGTTTGGAAATATATGAAACCAAGAGAACAAGTTACTAAAGAAATTTTTGAAAAGTATGATGATTACAAATATCCTTTTAGTGAATACGGATTAGGACTTATAAATGCACCATCAACATTTAATAATATTAGTGATTATTATCATAATCATTTAAGATTAGATTGTTCTAGTTATAGTTTTAAATCTCCAATAGATGTTTGGAACCATGGAACAGCAAAAGAGATATGGAGTTGTTTAGGCCCAATTTGGAGAGGTATTAATAATGTTAAATTAAAAAAAGATGCTGATGGAAATGAGCAGTATGTAGGTGGAGTTTTAAATGAAAAATCTTATATAAGTGCTTTTAGATTACAAACTTACATAGCAACTCAATTTAAACCTAATGTTGCAAAAGCAGTTTATGAAATGACAGATGCTAAAAAAGTTTTAGATACTAGTTGTGGTTGGGGTGATAGGCTTGCAGGATTTTATACTTCAAGTGCTAAAGAATATATTGGTTGCGACCCAAACCCAAATACTTTTGCTCAATATATGAATCAAGTTTATGACTATGAAAAATTATTAGGAAATAGAACTCCAATAATAAAAGAAGAAGAAGATTATTTTACTATTAATGCTTCTAAAAAAGTTACTATTTACAGAAAAGGTGCTGAAGATTTGCCTTGGGATGAAATTAAAGATATTGATTGTGCTTTTACAAGTCCACCTTATTTTGCTACTGAAAAATATAATGAAGGTGGAGAAAATATGGAAGACCAATCGTGGCATAAATTTAGTGAATATGAATCTTGGAGAGATGACTTCTTCTTGCCTGTTTCAATAAATAGCTTTAAGAGTTTATCTGAAACAGGACATATGTTTATTAATATTATGGATCCTACCGTAAAAGGTAAACGATATAGAAGTTGTGATGAACTAGTGGGTGAGTTACTAGATAATTTTATAGGTCAAATTGGTATGAGAATTATGCAAAGACCACAAGGCCGTGCTAAATTTAAAACAAAAGAAGAATTAGATGAGTTTATGAATAAATTATATATAGAAAATATATGGTGTTTCAGTAAAGTAGAAAAGGATTATTTTAAACATTCAAGGATAGAAACATTAGAAAAATGGTTAGTTTAGATGTTTGATATATTTAAAAAAAAAATAAAAAAAGAAATAGAAGAAATAATGATTTCTGATAAGGAATATAAGGAATTTAAAGAGATGTATGATTGGCAAAGAAAAGTTGAATTTAACAAGGAATTATTAAGACAGAATATAGAATTATTTTTTAAGTTTCAAGGTCCTAATAATTTTTTTATGACTGATTCTGGTCCAGAAAAAATTAGCAAAGATAAAATGTATGAGGA